CCCACATCGGAGAGTACGGTGAGTATGGTACGACGGTTCGTTGCGGGTTCCGCAGCGGGCCGTCGGGCCCGTACTCCTCGTACGTTCCCTTCTTCCAGTTCGTCCTGCTTCGAGTGGCCTGCCACTCGGGGCGGGATCGATGGCTTCTTGTACGCAGTTGGTTGTTCTTGCGAGGCCCCTTCTAGCGATCCTTCTATCAGCCGGATCGTCGAGAAGAGACTTCGTAGGGCCGATCTTCAGGTGTGGGCACAGGACTCTATCGGCCGGTTCGCTCTTCGCGAAGCCGCCGTAGTCCTGGCCCCTGAGACCGGCCCAACAACTGCGGACATCCGCTTGGCTTATCGGTGCGCAGGCTTTCTCGCTCTCCGCCGCTACCGCTCCCTTACTGGGGAGGGGCCGCGGTCGAGGATGGAGGGCCTGCCGTCTCCGTCTATGAAGGTTAGGGTTGTCGGCGTTCCAGACGCCTTGACCTTTGTAGAGGGGGACTGGATCCGGAGGTCCTGCCCAATGCTCGCTCCTGGGCATTGGGTGGTTTCCTCCGGACCTACCGGGCAACCAAGCGGACTCACTTGGCGTCGTGGTGTTCAGTTCTTCAGTGTCGATCTTTCGGCCGCCACTGACGGGCTGTCTCACGACGTAGTGGGGGGGGTCATCGAGGGCTTGTCCCGGGCTGGCTGCATTCGCTCTGCGGATGTTGCCTTGGCCCGGTCGAGCCTCGGACTGGAGCCGCGAACCTTGTGGAGTTGGGAAGACTCTACTTGGTTCGCGAGAAGGGGTTCTCCGATGGGCACACCTCTCAGCTTCGTGGTTTTGTCTTGGGTGAATGCCTGGGCAACCAGTGCATTCACCCATTCTCGCCATCACGGGGATGATGCCGTTGGTCGTGCCCTCGACTCTTATGAGCTCGACGAGTACGAACACGCCATCTCCCTTTGTGGCGGCGAGTTGAACCGAGCAAAGACCTTCGCATCGCCGTCCGGCTGGACGATGTGCGAGGTCGCTGCTTGGCCTAGATTTGACACGAAGCTGGGAAAGGCAGTCTTCGTCCCCCCCCCCTGTCCGCCGCCGGGCCTTCGGGCCCCGGTCGCGGCAGATCCCCGGTGTGGTAGCCGGTATCTGCGCAGGCAGGAGAGGGTGATGAGGACTCTCTTCCCGTGGGTTTCCCGGGATCCCCGACTCCGTCTTCCGGCGGAGGTCGGGGGTCTCGGGTACACGGGGAGAGGGCTTGCTGTCCCCCTGTCGGTCAGGCGTCGCCTCGGTACACTTGTGTCCCGGGGCAACGACTGGCTTATTGCAGAGGGTGTGGTCAGCAAGCAGCCTTTCCGTGAGGTGGGCCTCTATCCTCGCCCACTCGTACCGGAACCGAGCCGTCCTCGCAGTTACCACGCTGCGAGGAGGCTCGTTGCCCAGGAGCCTCTTGAGACTCCTTCTGGGGTTCCGGTGCGACTCGAGAGCCTTGTTATCTTCAAGATGATGCTGGTCGAAAGTCAGTACCGTCTTTCTGAAGGTGACAGGTTCAAGAGACGCTGGGGCGGGGATAGACCAGCACGGACCAAATCGAGGGCCCTCTTCCG